GCCGGACTCGGACTGTTTGTAATAGTCCAGTCGAACACGTCTGGGCCCTTGGACGACTCAATTTGTCTATAAACGACGCGTTGCAGTCGGTTCCGGTAGTCACCTCTTCTTGCATGGGCATTAACCCTTATAGCGGGGGTTGGGAGACGTTGTATCGTAAGCTTAATCGTTACGCCAGAGGCTTCGCCCTGGACGAGAAAGCTTGGGATGCTTCTCTTTCCCGACCCTTGCTTGAGCGGGTCCGTGATTTAAGATGGAGGTTTCTGTCACCCAGCTACTCCAACGAAGAACAAAGGAACAACGCCCGGAAGCGGTTGTTCAGGTTGTACGAGGACATCATCTGTACCGTTGTCACGACGGGTCTTGGCGAATATTTTCAAAAAGACAAAGGTGGTCCTTCCGGTTCGGGCAACACCGGGCCTGACAATACGTTTATACTGTATGCCTTACTTGCAGCAGCGTACCACGAAACTACCGGCCGCAATTACATTCAGTTTAATCGTGATGTGTCTCTAGCCATTTATGGTGATGATAACACTTTCACGGTGAATGAAGATGTGATCGACAAATTTAACGGAAGATCGATTAAGAAAGTCCTGGCGCGTTACGGTGTCACGGTGAAAGATGAAAAACTGGATCCGAGGCCTCTTGATGAGTTGGATTTTCTTAAGAAAAATTTTGTGAAATTTGGAAGGCTGGTGGTCTTCAGACCTGTTGAGCCACGAAAGCACGTCGCTTCTCTAGCTCTGCGGATGCTCAACAACACCCCTGCCAGTCGCTTAGGCAGAGCATGTGCGGTGCGGCAGCTCATCGCTTTTGCCCCTGTTGAGTTCCAACTGGTCGATTCGTGGTGCAAGAAGCTGATCAAGGAATATGGAAGTAGCCTGGCGAATGAAGAAGAATGGGAAGGGGCCTTGGCCCAATACCTGCCTTTGGACATCGTTTTGGCACACTATTTGCGACCCCAAGAAAGTACCCTCAGTATCAACACGCTGTATGTGGAACTCTGCAAGGAAGCGTCAGATGAAACACTTGACTTCAAGGCTTCGGTCACGGTTGTCAAACCCGAGGATTCCCCTCTTACCCTGTTAGATAACTTCAAGCTTGGAAATGAGGATGATGGTGCGGTGGTTTCTGCTGAGATAGGACCTGAAGTCCGTGAATCTGAAAGTGGTGGAGATACCCTGTCTCGAGAGAGGCTTGGAAATGCCACCACCAAGGAGGATGGGACGGAAGGTACAGAAGTTTTGAAGCCTGACGGGGTTTTAAAAACAACTGTGATGTCTTCAGAACTTTCAAAGACGCAGCGCAAAAACGCTCGTCGCCGTGAGAAAAAGAAGGGCCTGGCCCCAGAGCGCCGGGTCCACACTGCATATATCTCGGGGGACCATTCCGCGAAGAACGAGCTGATTGCTGCTACGTATGAGCAATTTGATAGCTTGGAACAAACGATGGAAACCTGGATTGTGCATACAGTCCGTGTGAAGTATATTGATTCCGCTTCCCAGCCGGATGGGATCGTGAAACTCAAGTGTGGTGGAAAGACAGTCGCCGACCAGGCCGGAAAGTCGCCGCAACTATGGGTGACCACTCCAAGTACCAGGAAAGAGACTCGGCTGCCGGCAGCCATGATTACTCTTGATCGCTCGTCGACCGGAGCGTACACCTTGGAGGTGAGTATCACTGTATCGTTGTACCCGGTCTAGTCTAACCGCGCTATTACGTTGTGTAAGCTTACGACCCGTGCATACGGTGAGGCGCA